GGAATGTATATTGATGGTTTATACGGAGAAAATAGATTTACAAATCTAGATATATTTGCCTTAGACATCGCATCTGGAGAATATCAAGATCCACAATTTGGAAAAAATGAAATTATTAAAAAAATTAATAGAGCTATTCAAAAAGGATGGGTAAAAATAATACCATATAATGATAATCCTTTTAAAAATAGTGATTATAACGACGATGATGAATATTAATTTAAAACTAAAAAAATAATGTTATGGAAAGATTACACGTTAAATTTATTAAATGGTTATCCAACAAGTTTGGATATAAAATTGCAATGTTAAAAGCATCAAACGGAACAACTACAATCGAAGGTGATAAGGAATTACTCCGATACATTGATATTTCGGGATATTTCTTCAAAAAAGAACCACTTAAAAGACAATTTCCTAAAATGACTGAACCTGAACCCATTAAACCATTAACACCAGAACAATTAAAAGAATTAGGTATTTCTTAGACTTTTTCTTAGACCTATAATATTTATAATCGATGGGACGTATTAAAAAATACCAAACAAAAGATGAACGTATTCTTAAACAACGAGAATATAGTAAGAAATATTACTGGTCTAATAAAGAGAAAATCGATGAAAAACTTAAACAAAAATATCACGAGCGAAAACAATCTTAAATATATTGTTTATATAACAACAAATTTAATAAACTATAAAAAATATATAGGTTCTCACGTTTGTAAAGATTTAAATGATGGATATTTGGGTAGTGGAACTTCCCTTATACAAGCATTTAAAAAATATGGAAAACAAAATTTCAAACGAGAAATTTTAGCTATAGTTGATTGTCCTAAAATAATGAAAGAGTTAGAAGAATATTATATAGATTATTATAGTGCTTTTACCTCTAAATTATTTTACAATAGAAATAGAAAAGGAGTAGGTTATCCGTATGGAAGAAAAAAACCTGAATGGCATAGTGAAAATTTAAGAAAAGCTCATTTAGGTAAACCTAAAGGGCATAAAGGTAGAGTTTCTCCTATGAAAGGAAAAACCCAATCTCTTGAATCTAAAGAAAAAGCTAAATTAAGTAATATAGGAAAAAACAATAAAGCAGTATTACAATTTGATTTAAGTGGTAATTTTATTAAAGAATGGAAATCACAAACTATAGCAGCACAATCTCTAGGTAAAAAAACAGGAGCAGCTATTGGAGAATGTGCAAAAGGTAAAAGACCTACAATTTATGGTTATAAATGGGAATATAAAAAAACTAAAATATGGGATTAAAAATAACAAAACTTTCAACTAAAAAACCTGTATATGATGTGACAGTACAGGACAACCAAAATTTCTATGCAAACAAGGCAGTAGTCCATAATTGCACTGAAATAACACTCCATACAGATGAAGAACATTCATTTATTTGTTGCCTTTCCTCAATTAACTTAGCTAAATATGATGAATGGAAAGACACTGATTTAGTTGAGACTTCAATTAGATTTTTAGATGGTGTCATGCAGGAATTTATAGATAAGAGTAATGGTAAAGATTCACTTATTAGAACTCATAGACATGCTAAAAAAGGCAGAGCACTCGGTTTAGGTGTAATGGGTTGGCATACATTCCTCCAACAAAAGAATTTACCATTTAATTCAATTGCTTCAACAGCTTGGACTCATACCATTTTTAGTGATATTAAACAGAAAGCTGAAGCTACTTCACGCCAATTAGCCATAGAATATGGTGAACCAGTTTGGTGTAAAGGAACAGGTATGAGAAATACCCACCTGTTAGCTATTGCCCCTACAGTATCTAACTCAAGAATCTCAGACTGCTCAGCAGGTATCGAACCCATCCCAGCCAATGTTTATACTTTTAATGGGGCTAAAGGAACGTTTATTGTTAAAAACAAAAGTCTTGAAAAATTATTAGAAGAAAAAGGACACAATACAAGCAAAGTTTGGGATCAAATTTTAGCGGATAATGGTTCGGTTCAAAATTTGCCTGATAGCATCCTTTCACCTGATGAAAAAGAAGTATTTTTAACTTTTAGTGAGGTTAATCAATTTGAGCTCGTTAAACAAGCAGCTATTAGACAAAAATACATTGATCAAACACAATCACTTAATTTAAGCTTTGATCCTACAGACTCACCCAAATGGATTAATCAAGTTCATATGGAAGCTTGGAAATTAGGAGTTAAAACATTGTATTATTTGCGTACTGATAGTGTTATTAAAGGTGATATTGGTAGTAGAACAGCAGATTGTGTGAGTTGTGATGGTTAATATTTATAAACATGCCTAAGGTTAAAGATTTAATTATGGAAGCCTTACCTATTCATAGGGTAACCGCCTACTTAGCTACGGATGCTGATGTTAACATCACAGATATAATTGATGAGATTAGAGCTATTCGTAAAATTACTATTGTAAACAACATCACTTCTGAAAAATTTAATGAAAAAAATAAACTTAGGAATGATGGTAAAGAAGAACATTTTATTACTATAAAATTTATATCAGCTGACCCTAAAAAAGATATTGATTTTTTTAAGGACACAATGATGAGTTCTGAGAAAGGTGATCCTAACAAAAAAATTATTGGACTCCAATTTATTAAATTCTTGCCTGACACTTTAATTAAAATCTAAATATGTATAACAGAATGAAGGGTTGTAAACTGAAATATTTTCTCACCAACCTAAAACTTTTCATGAAAACTAACTTGATTACTATCACTATTCTCTCAGCCTCAACTCTTGTTTCGTTTGTCTGTTCCTATTTTTGGAATCTTACCTTAAACAATACAGAACAATATATGGCCTTAGTGGGAGTTCTGTTTGCTGATGGGTTTTTTGGTATTTGGGCCGGAACAAAACGTGAAGGTTTCAAAACATACAAAGCTCTAAAACTTCTTAAATCTTTATTTTTCTGGTTAATCCTCCTAACCACCATCCTCAGCATTGAAACAGCATTCCCCGGCACTGAATGGTTAAGTGAAACTATTATAGCTCCGTTCTTATTTTTCCAATTAGCAAGTATACTAAAAAATTCCTCAATGTTAGGTTTAATTCCTATGGACATTTTAAAGAATGTCTTAGAAAAAATAGACCAACATAAAAACGCTAAATCCGAAGAATAAAAATTAAATTTCTAAAAAGATAGGCTTGGATTTTTCCAAGCCTTTTCTTATCTTTATAATATGGAACACACAATTGAGGTTATTAATTCTCATTTATCCAAACTTCAAAAATTAAAATATAACCAATTTTTTTGGTGGAGAAGATGGTCTGTTAAAAACAAACCTCTCCATGAAAGCGCCTTATTATGGGATAAAATTAATAATGGTGATTACAATTTTAGTCCTTATTTTTGGCAATTAAAATATTGTGAATGGGAGATTAAACAAAAAGAACTTAAATATCCTGGAGATATTAAACGTATTTGTGAGGAAACAGCTTTAGATGTTCAACGTCGAAAACGCCTACGTGAAGATCATGAAAAATATGAGCGTGAAAATTTAGCCCAACTCAAAAAAAAGTTTTTATTATCATTTAAAATGACCTCTGAAGAGTATGATAGAGATATATTAAAAATTGATGGTGATGTAAAGGATTTTTATATTTATTGTGAACAAAAATATCCCAAATATAACGTAATTACAACCTTAAAACGCCGAGGACGTCCTCGTAAAAATCAAAGTTAATGAAAATATCACACGAAGTACCTATAGCCTATTTGTTAGCAAGTCAATGGTTTAATGATTACGATTATCTCTTACCACATTTGTATGACAAATATCCTGAATATAAAGAATATTTTTATAAAAACAGAAGTGTAAGGTATATAGTAATGGATAATTCTCTTCATGAATTAGGTGTACCTTATTCTAAGGGTAGACTCCTTTCTATTATTGAAGAAATCCAACCAAATGAATTTATAGTTCCTGATGAATGGGAAAATGCCATCTATTCTATGCGTAATGCTAAGGAATGGAGCTATATTGAACTCCCAGACAATGTAAAAAAAGTAGCTGTAGTTCAAGGTAAGTCGTTTGCTGAAATTGTTAAATGTTATCAAACATATAAATGGTTAGGTTATACAAAAATAGCATTTAGTTATGGAGCTAACTATTATAAAGAAATGTTCCCACATTCTAATGTTAATATCAGTAAAGCATTAGGTCGTCAATTAGTTATTGTTAAAATGATTGAGATGGGAATGATTGGAGAAACGGATGAAATTCATCTTTTAGGTTGTTCTATCCCACAAGAGTTCTTATATTATAAGGAAATACCACAAATTAAAACTATAGATACATCCAATCCTATTATGGCCGCCTATGATGGTGTAAAATATAATAATTGGGGATTACTTGAAAAACCCAAAACTAAAATCGATGATGTTATCAACGATGAAGCTAATTCCGTTATATATGAAAGGATTATACATAATGTAGAAACATTTAAAGAAATAAATAATTTATGAAAAAACAAGCAATACTTAGCCTATCAGGAGGGATGGATTCCAGTACATTACTTCTCCACTTGTTAGCAAACAATTATGAGGTTACTTGCCTCTCTTTTGATTACGGGCAAAAACATCGAGTAGAACTTGAACGAGCCCAATCACTTGTTGATTATCTTAATGATAAAGGACAAAATATAAAATATGGAGTAATTAAACTTGATGGTTTAGCTCCTATGCTTAATAGTGCTCTTGTAGAAGGTGGAGATGAAGTGCCTGAAGGACACTATGAGCAAGATAATATGAAAGAAACAGTTGTCCCTAATCGTAATAAAATCTTTAGTTCAATTATTCAAGCTGTAGCTCTTTCAAAAGCTAATGAACTTAATACAGATGTCTATATCTCTTTAGGTATCCATGCTGGTGATTTCTCAGTTTACCCAGATTGCCGACAGGAATTCCGTGATATTGACCATCAAGCTTTTATTGAAGGTAATTGGAATGCTGAGCGAGTTCATTATTATACTCCTTATATTAATGTAATGAAAGGTGATATCTTAAAAGATGGTATTGAGTGTTGTAATATATTAGGTTTAGATTTTGATGAAGTATACAAACGTACTAACACATCTTATAAACCTATGCAATACAATGGGGCTTGGTATAGTGATTATAAGTCCGCAGCCTCAGTTGAACGTATTGAAGGTTTTCTAAAATTAGGATGTCCTGATCCTGTAAGTTACGCTGATGAAACTGGCCCTGTAACTTGGGAAGTAGCTAAAACACACGTAGAAAAAGTTTTAATGGAACATAATAAATAAATAAAATTATGAAAATTACAAAACTTATTACCCCTACCCCCAAATTAGTAGCAAATGCCACAAGCATTAATTCTAAAAATTGGGGGTGGAATTTTGTTGAAAACAATGTTCTAAATAAGACTCGAAATTTTGTTGTATATTTTTATGTAGCTAAACAATCTCAAGAAATTCTAAAAATTGGTAGTACTGATGGTATGGGTGGGTTAGAAAGTCGAGTAAAAGCAACAGCTAATGGTAATAAAGGTACACCTGGGGCTCATGATTCTAAAATGCAACCTATTATTTTAACTTTATTAAATGAAGGATATGGAATTGAATTATATACCTTAATTACCCCTCCCATATTTCGAGAATATGTATTCCAAGGAAATTTTACCCAAGATAAAATCGTAGACTCAGTTCCTCAAGAAAATCGTTATATCAATCTTTATAAATTGGAACACAATGGAGAAGAACCTCCATTTAATTTTAATAACAAAGGAAAATCTCCTAAAAAAATGGGATTAACTAAAAAACAATTTGTTGAACAAGATCTTTTAGAAAGATTAAATCGTGCTAAAATATTATGCCAAAACGTATTGCTATCATAAATTGTAAAGCAAAAAAACAAAACTATAAATGCTCTGCTGAGGAAATGTACAATATCTCTTTCCAATTCAGATACCAAGTAAATTTTATAAAAGAATATTATGATAGTTATTTAATTTTATCATCTAAATATGGTTTAATTTCTCCAAATGAAATAATAGAACCTTATGAGACTACTTTAGCCAAAGGTGCTCGTCTTAAAACTTCTAATAAATTAGAAGGAGAACAATTAAATAAGTGGGTTAAATATGTCAAAAATCAATTTAATTTGTTGAAAAAAAATTATGATCAAATTGATTTACACATCTCAAATGCTTACTTAGAACCTATTAAAGACATTTTAGACACAAAAACAATCCATATCAAACAACCAGTTAATCCGGGACTAGTAAAAAATAGATATATTGAAGCTTTAGAAATTTTTAAAACTAAAGGTAAAGTTAATTTAAATCAAATAGGAGAATTAAAAAAAAGTAAAAACCCTGAATTAAAGAGGTGGTGGTATCACAATGATTACGAACCTTTTTTTGGGTATGCTCGTCATTTATGTAAAAAATATCCTATTGTAGATGAAGGTAATGCCTCTCGTGTTAGTAAAGAATTAAACTCTCATACTCAAGGTTGGGTAATTAAAGAAGAATTATTAAATTCCCTATATAAAACAGATAAAGGTCAATGGAGACTGAAAAAAACAATAACAAATGCCTAAATTTCAATCAACAAAAATATTTGATGGATTCAGTTGTGTATTCCGTCAATGGAAAGCTGAAGGAACTCATTGTAGATTCCTTCATGGTTATGGAATAAGTTTTAAAGTATGGTTCGAAGGTGAACTTGATGAAAAAAATTGGGTATGGGACTTTGGAGGTATGAAACGAGCTAAAGGAACTATTGATAATATGAATCCTAAAGCTTGGATGGATTATATGTTTGATCATACCACTATAATTGCTGAAGATGATCCATATCTTGAAGGATGGAAAGCAATGGATCAACATGGTTTGATTC